CAAAAAATGGACATTCTTGCATACAGATGTTACGGCATACTATCTCACATTAATTGCGGCCAGGTATGATTTCAAGTTCATGGACGACGGCCTGTTGAGAGATTACGAACAGATCAGAGACGAAGTGGTTGGACACAGGCAGACCAGTGCAAGACTGATAGCAGGTGAGGTGGTGTTACAGGACGCACCAGAGAGCCTACAGGAATACTGGAATGAAAACCTCAAGGACAAATCAGTATTAGCACAAGTGGACTCACTTAAAAACTTTGGAATAAGCACCCACGGAATAGACGTGAAAGCGGACACCATGGTGGCACACAAAATAGCACACAACAATTACCACAAACTTTGGATTGACAGCAAAACATTTTCAAAGAACGAGGTGGTGAAAGGTTTGATCGAACTTGACTGCTTTCCTCTGATGATGCCAGTCAGTGGCGACATACACATGGAAGCAGATGTCAAAGAATTCTGGGAGTGGATGAATGTATTCAAGTCTCATGGCATAGACTTGCTGAACGAGTGCAGTTGGGGATTTGATGTCAGGGAACCTATATTCAAGAAAGATATAGACAGGCACAACGACAGGACATATCTTCTAGACAACCAAAAATCACAGGAGTTCTTTGAAAACCTATACGAACTGCACCAAATGAGTAAACAGTTCAAACTGATCAATGAAAAAACCAAAATCATATTTGTTAGGAACAGAATACCAAGGGCGTTGATTAAAAGCAACATAAAACCAAGAGCATCATTGGTAGCACTGGGCGGTGGTTATTACGCTACGGGCACAGACAATCTAAAAAGACTACTTGAAAATCTTCCAAAAAAGTTGTATTATAGTGATCACCAACCGGCTAGTTGGGATTGGCATGATCATATTATAATAAAACTTTAGAATGAGCAGTTGTAAACTAGTAATAAAAGACGAAGTGAATGTGAAGTTCGAGAACCTAAGTCTCGAATGGAGGAAGCGTCTATCCAACAAATTCAAATACGAGATACCATATGCGCGACACTTGCCAGCAGTGAAATTAGGTAGATGGGACGGCAAGGTCTCTTTTTTTGGGTTGGGCGGTACAACTTATCTTAATCTAGTTGATCAAATACTTCCGATACTAGAAGAAGGAGGAGTCTATGTTGACTTCGAAGACAAGAGACCACAACACAATTTTGAATTCAAAGCAGTAGACAGAGATTATCTTGCACACATAACTTGGCCCGACACACATCCTTGTGCTGGACAACCTATACAACTGAGAGACTACCAGGTAGAAACCATAAACAAGTTTATAGAAAATCCACAATGTATACAAGAGATAGCCACGGGTGCAGGTAAGACAATCATAACTGCGGCACTGTGCCAACTAGTCGAACCATATGGGCGAACACTGACTATCGTACCAAACAAGAGTCTTGTCACACAGACAGAGGAGGACTTCTTGGCTTGTAATTTAGACGTGGGTGTGTACTACGGCGATCGGAAAGAGCTGGGCAGGTTCAACACCATAGCAACCTGGCAATCACTGAACGTGCTTGAGAAGAAAAGCAAAGACGAACACACAACAGATTTCCTGGAAGCGATACAAGGTATCAACACTGTCATAATTGACGAAGTACATATGGCAAAAGCAGATGTGCTGAAGAGATTGTTGACAGGACCATTTGCACACTGCGGAATACGTTGGGGACTGACAGGTACCGTGCCAAAGGCAGATTATGAATTCATGGGTTTGAAATGTAGCATCGGTGATGTGGCAAACAGAATACAGGCAAGTGAATTACAAGACAAGGGCGTTCTAGCAAACTGTCATGTGAATGTTTTACAAACACAAGACTATCCTCAGTTCAAAACATATGGTGAGGAACTGAAATGGTTAACTACTGATACAACCAGGATGACATGGGTTGCAAACACCATAAAGGACATAGCGACATCAGGAAACACACTGATATTAGTTGACAGAATATCCGCTGGTGAAATACTTGAAAAAAAAATCAAGGATGCTGTGTTTGTTTCGGGGTCAACTAAAAACACAGAAAGAAAGGAACAATATGACGAAGTATCTACTAGCCAAAATAAAGTTATTATCGCCACATATGGAGTTGCCGCTGTTGGTATTAATATTCCTCGTATTTTCAATCTTGTTCTTATAGAACCAGGCAAGTCATTTGTCAGGGTCATACAGAGCATTGGGCGAGGCATAAGAAAAGCAGAGGACAAGGACAGCGTTCAGATATGGGACATTACCAGCAGTTGTAAGTTTGCAAAAAGACACCTCGGACAACGGAAAAAGTTTTACAAAGAGGCCAATTATCCGTATAATATAGAAAAGATAAATTATGAAAATCCTTACACTGGAAAATAAGACATACACACTTGAAAAGATTCCTGAATGGGTTGATGATAAATTACGTTTTGCCGTGTTGGACAATTCGGACCCAAGCAACCCTGACTTCTTTTACATACCTCTTATCTTTTTGGAAAGTTTCAACGCACCGGCGGCAGTGTTGGAAATTGGCAAATACAAAATTAAGATGCCATTAGACTGGAAAATGCTGATAGGAGAAGCAGGTCAGATGGCAATGCATGTGCTACCAATAACAAGTCTTAATGACAGAGGATTTGATGCCTTCACATTCAACGCAATATCGAGTCCAAAACCTGACTTCTATCCCATAGATGTGGTGGACATATACACAGAGGTAAAATGGTACTTTCCTAAGATCAAATCTGGACAAATGCTGGCGGTGCCATTGAGTGGTGGACCTAACCCCGTCTGTGCCTACTTTGTGAAAGATATTTCGAGACAATGTGAACAGATCGATTATGGTTCAATCTGGTAGAAGGTCGATTACAATAGATGCGCCTGTAATGATTACAAGTAATAAAATTGCTGTTTGGATGGACGAGAAATGGATGCATGACTTTTTTGATTTCTTAAAGAAGCATAAATTAAAACTTTCTGCTTTACATCACAAGCAAAGAAAAATAAAATTAACATTTAAAAATGCAAAAGAATGTACAATGTTTGGATTAAAATATGCCAGCAGAAAAAAATAGAAAATTTTTTGATTTAAGGAACGGTCTGAAAGCGGTAGACTTCAGAAATAAAGACTACTACGACCGGATAGACGACAAAGAAAAATCTTTGTATTCACCTTATATGCTGATGAGATATGTGTCTAACGTTTCTTCAAAAGATCCGTTCTTTGTTGAACACTACATAGAGATGATCAATGAGTGTGTTAACAAACACTGCTTCACGTTAGGCAAACACAAGAAACTGCTATGGATACTGACAGCGATGTGTGGTGCACTGCAACAACAGTTCCATCCTTGGATCAAACCAATGAAGCGTGTACCAAACAAGAGTTTGAAAAAACTACAACAGATATATCCAACATGGAAAGAGACAGACTTGGAAACACTTGATAAAGTTATTACTGACAGAGAACTTGAGGAACTGATTGAAGCACATGGCATCGACGAATAAATGCACATACTGTGGTAAGGAGTTTGCAAAGGCAAGGACACTGCAAGTACACCTATGCGAACCAAAACGTAGATACCTACAGCGTGACGAGAAGTGGGTGGTGAATGCGTTCATGGTGTTCCAAAGATTCTATCAGATACACCAACACAACTCAAAGCCAAAGACATACGACGACTTTGTGAAAAGTGCGTACTACAATGCTTTTGTGAAGTTTGGTCGATTCATTATGCATATAAATCCATTGTACCCAGACAAATACATAGATTATGTTTTACAATCAAAAGTCAAACTGGATCACTGGGCAAGGGATGACCTGTACGAGTTGTATCTGGTCGAGGCACTGAAGACCGAACCTGTGGAGGCCGCACTACAGAGGAGCATAGCGACAATGATGGACTGGGCGACTGAGCAGAACGCACAGTGGTCAGACTACTTCAGACTGGTCAACACCAACAGGGCGGTGGCGCACATACAACAGGGCAAGATCAGTCCATGGTTGTTGTTAGGTTGCAACGCAGGCAAAAGGATGTTAAAATCATTCAACGACGAACAATTACAGATGATAGAAAAATTTATAAACCCAAGTTTCTGGCCAAGCAA